AATGATGTGCAGATTAGTCAGGCTTTGGGTGTTCAGCGGAGTGTTATTGATAGCTGGAAAAGGAAAAAACCTGAGTTTTTGGAGGCAATGAATAAAGGGAAGTTGATGGCTGATGCGAAAGTTAGCCATTCTTTATATCTGGCGGCGATAGGATATTCGCACCCTGACAAGGTTGTGCTTTCCAATCGTGTTAGGAAATATAATGATAAGGGGGTTTGTATTCACGAGCATACCGAGCCGTTGATAGTTGACACGGTTAAGAATTACCCGCCAAATGTTACGGCTGCTGTAAAATGGCTTCAGGCACGTCAACCCCAAAAGTGGGGGAACAAACTTGAGATTAAAGGCAAAGTTGACCACACACATAAACTTGACCTATCACAATTTAGTGAGGAAGAATTGGAAGTTATTAAGAAATTAGGTATTCAATCGCGCAACCTCAATGTTGAGGATGCAGATTATGAGGACTTTGAATAAATGAATGAAGTAGCTGAAATAGAAGTTGGCAAAGTGGTAACTGACCCGGTAATGGAAAAGTTGCTCAAAAACCCATCGCTCATTCAGCGTGAATTGAATAACCGATCACTTTACCAGTTTTTAATTTGGGCATGGGACGAAGTTAGCGGACACCCGTTTATTGATAACTGGCACATTCGTTACTTATGTAGTGAATTGGAAAAGATTGCTTATGACGTGGGTGAAAGAAAACCCAAAAAACATGATTTACTGATAAACGTGCCACCGGGAAGTACAAAAACTCTTATATGTAGTATCGTGTTTCCGGTATGGTGCTGGACGAAATGGTATTGGATGAGATTTATTACTGCCAGTTACTCCAGTCAGTTATCCCTTGAAAGTGCAGATTTTAGTCGTGACCTTATTAAATCACAACGTTTTCAGGAGGTTTACCCTGAATTGGTTATTAAAGCAGACAAAGACTCTAAAGGAAATTACAAGATTGCCAAAAAGATCAGAAGTAAAGTTAACAAACATTACTTTACAGAAAAGTTAGGAGGTTACAGATACTCTACTTCTATTGGTGGAACCCTTACCGGATATCATGGTGATGTTATTATTTGGGATGACCCTATTAATCCACAACAGGCATTTAGTGAATTGCAACTTGATATAGCTAACCGATGGATTGACCAAACACTACCTACACGTAAAACCAGTAAAGAGTGCAGTGTAATTATAGGTATTATGCAGAGAATTCATCAATCTGATCCCGCCGGACATTTATTAAACAAAGAAAAAGCAAATTTAAAACACATTTGTTTACCGGGTGAAATTCGTAATTATCGGGAATTTGTAAAACCTAAAGGTTTGATTAAGTTTTACAAAAATGATTTATTTGATGTAAATCGTTTATCATGGAATGTTTTACATGAATTGGAAGTGGATTTGGGGCAATATGGTTTTGCAGGACAGATAGGGCAAAATCCATCCCCGGCAGGTGGTGGTATGTTTAAAACCGACCATTTTCAGATGGTAAATGAAGTGTTTCCACCAAAGATGTACATTAAATCTGTTCGTTATTGGGATAAAGCAGCCAGTACAGGTAAAAAAGCAGCTTATACGTGTGGTGTACGGATTAGTAAGATGAAAAACGGAATGTTTTTGATTGATGATGTAAAAAGGGGGAGATGGGGAACTGATGAAAGGGAACGTATTATAAAACAAACCGCAGAGGTTGACGGTACGAACGTTTTTATTGTCGTGGAACAAGAACCTGGTTCAGGTGGAAAAGATAGCGCACAAGGCACGGTACGCAATTTGGCGGGGTACATGGTGGAAACAGACAGGCCAACAGGGGACAAGGAAAAAAGAGCAGACCCTTTAAGTGTGCAGGTGAATGAAGGGAATGTAATGTTACGTGTAGCGGATTGGAATTTGAGATTTAAAGAGGAGTTTTCTTTGTTCCCTTTTTCCACTTATAAAGACCAAGTGGATGCAACTGCCGGAGGTTTTAATTATTTGACAAGGAAAAAGGATGTAAAACGAATAACGTAAAGGTTTTAAACAATGGAAGAAACCAAAACAGAACCGAAAAATGGTAAGAATACGATTCAGGTTTTTAGTGAACTTGTAAATCGTATTAATCTTGCTTCAAGATTAGGTATTGATACTTATGGTGGTGATAGGGATATTTATAATGCTTTAGGGTATCCAAAAAAATTAAAGATTGAGGATTACTGGGCAAGATATGAAAGACAGGATATTGCTAAAGCTATTATTGATCGTCCTGTAAAAGCATCATGGAAAGGTCATATTGAAGTAATTGAAACGATAGCTGATTCAGATACACCTTTTGAAAAGAAATGGAAAGAATTGTTTTTAAATCTTAAATTAAAATCAATATTTATTCGTGCTGATAAATTAACAGGGTTAGGAAGGTATTCTGTTATTCTGTTGGGGTTGAATGATGTAACAAAAATAGAAGATTTTTCAAAACCAGTTAATCCACGAAAAGGCTTAGAATTACTTTACGTTAAACCTATTTCAGAACGAAGTGCAAAAATTGATACTTTTGAAAAAAATCCACAAAATGAAAGATTTGGTTTACCACTGACTTATAATATTGAAACAAGTGATGGTGAAAATACCAAAACGATAAAGGTGCATTATACAAGGGTGGTGCATTTGGTTGAGGATTTATCGGAAAATGAGGTGTATGGCACACCAAGATTAAAATCAGTTTATAATCGTTTAATTGATATTGAAAAGATTGTTGGTGGTGATGCTGAAATGTTCTGGAGAGGTGCAAGACCCGGTTATGTAGGTGAGGTTGACCCTGATTATCAAATGTCGAGTGATGCTTATAATGATTTACAGGATCAGATTAAGGAATTTGAAAACAGTTTAAGGCGTGTATTGATTAATCAGGGTGTAAAATACAACGCTTTGGCACAACAAATAGCAGACCCGTTACCACACCTTGATGGGCAAATCCAAATGATTAGTGCTGATACAGGTATTCCAAAACGTATTTTAACAGGTAGTGAAAGAGGTGAGTTAAGTTCAGCACAGGATAAACAGGAGTGGATAACTTATGTAACTTCACGCAGGGAGGAACAAAACGAACCGATGATAATTCGACCATTCATTAATAAACTGATTGATATTAAAGTATTGCCTGAATCAAAAGTACCTTATAAAGTAAGGTGGGATAAAGTGTTTAGTTTGAGTGATAAAGAAAAAGTTGAATTGGGAGCAAAAAGAGCAGAAGCAGTAAAAGACTATACTACCAATGGAATTGCACAGGAGTTAATTCCGGTTGATTTATTTGCTGAACATTTTCTGGCTTTTGATGAAACACAGGTAGAGGAGTTAATGTCAAAAGTGGATGAAGAAAAAATAAAAGAGGGGTTTGTAACAGAAGAGGAAGATGAATTGTTAAAAAATCCTGTTAAACCTGTAAGTGCCAATACTAATGTGTGAAACCTGCCAACATATAGAAGTGAATAAAACTCTGGTTGTGAATAAGAATTACGATCCAACCAGAACTACTACTTTACGTAATATGATGGTACGTGAAAGCAATCGTAGATTTAAAATGATTGAACAGGCAATCTTTAAAGCTATTGTAACTGAAAATGTATTTGGATTTGAGGTGTTACAAAGTACACCGGGAAGAGGTGCTTATAAGTTTTTATCAGATGATAGAAAAATACAGGAATTTATTATTTGGTTACAAGGATTGATTGACGATGATATTATTGAATTACAAGGGTTCCCTTCAACACGAATTCCTAAAAACTGGCTTTTTAAGTATTTGCAAATAGCTTACCAGAGGGGTGTAGCAAGGGCAAGGGAAGAGTTAAGGAAAGCGGGGTATAATGTACCTACTATTGCAGCTTCAGGCGGTTTGGCAACGGTTATGAGCGTCCCTGTGCATGTTGATTCACTGGCATTACTTTATACAAGGATTTTTAATGATTTGAAAGGTATTACTGATGCAATGCAACAGCAAATAGGAAGGTTGCTTGCTGAAGGTTTTGCAAGTGGGGCTAATCCAAGAGTGATTGCACGAAGATTGGTTGCTGCTATTAATGGAGCTAAAATGGGTGATTTGGGAATAACTGATAGTTTAGGACGGTTTATTCCTGCAAGAAGAAGGGCTGAAATTTTGGCACGTACAGAAATTATTCGTGCTCATCATTATGCAAATATTAATGAGTACAAAACATGGGGTGTTTATGGGGTTGAGGTAATAGCTGAATGGAGAACTGCGGGGGATGATAGAGTGTGTATTCAATGTTCATCATTGGAAGGAAATACATATACTTTAGATGAAATTTTACCAATGATACCTGTTCACCCGCAATGT